TGTTTTTTGTAATGTTGATTAAATTAGTTCATAATTGCCTACGCACTTATACGCATTTTTGTTGTGCCATGTTATTTGTTTATAAGTATTAACAATCTAAAAGACTTTAGCACTTGTATAATAAAACAAGATACTGATGGAGATTACAAGTGTTCAGTAAGAAGAAAAGGGGTGTGGTTACATTCATTTGGCAAGACTGAAATGGATGCCTTTAACTCCATGTTTGACCTGATAGAAGAAATGAATAACAATCAAACAAATAAACAATGGAAAAACAAACGGCAGTTGATTGGTTGCATTCTTTACACAAAAAAGGAATACTAATTGAAAAGTCTTTTGAGATGGCAAAGGAAATTGAAAAAGAGCAGATGATTGACTTTCTTGATTCAGTAATTGATTACACTAAAGAATCTCATAATATTTTAGGAGTTTCTGATGACAGAGAAGCAAAAGACTATTTTGAACAATATTACAGCGAAACTTATGGGCCACAAGTGGATAAGAAATGACGAATTAAATTGTCCTTTTTGTTTGAAAGAGCAAAAGGCAGAAGTCATCCATTACCTTTGGAACATGACAAGCAACTTAGCAGAGTTAAACGTTATCTGCGACGATTGTAAAAAGACATTGAGATTACGACAAACAAATTTAGGATACCTAATTTTAAGAAAATATGAGAAACATTATAAGCCAAATCGCAAAGGTTAAAAAACACCTTACAGATAACAACATTCCGTTTATGAAATATCAGGACACGGAAAACTATATGATCCTCAGAGCAAGCGGAGGCTATCATTATTTAATTTTAAAATTCTATGAGTTGCCAATTAACAACTGGAAAGGATTTGAATTTAAGATTGAAGAAGTAAAGACATTAGACGAATCAGTTAAAGCAATTAATAAATATTTAAGTTTATGAAACGAATTTTAGTTTTATGTTTAGGATTAATGTCATGTGAGGAAATGGACATTGAACCAATTGAAAAGAAAAAGACCGGATGCTATTGCAACGATGGAACTTATGTCAAGTGGGATGAGAACATCATGCGTCAAACTGGATGGACTACGGGAAACCCTTGCTGGGATAAAGGTGGCATAAGAGAATTTACTTATGGGTATTAAGATTAATTACTTGCACGCTATCTATTGGATAGATGAGCAACTGACCAAGCCGACAAAGGAAGTAAAGATGAAAGGCGAAACGATTCACGATCTGCATTATTCATTAAAGCTCAATCGGAATCAGATATTAGAAGATAGAGGAAATTATTCTTACGCAGCATTTTGCAGAACCAAACGTATAAAAGACTATTTAAATGAAATTAAATGAAGAAGAAACAGTGATGATTTACTTGGGTTTATTAAACTCATTAATCGATCACATTGAAGGCGATTTTAGACAATCAATATTCAACAAGCAATCATTAAAGAACAAGTCAAACATGGTTTTGGATGAATTGCTAAAGATTGAGCAACAACTTTACAAGAACAATCCAGATACAACCGTAAGCGATGATTATTTTAGTGCTGGAAAGAATATGCTTGAGTTTTTTAAGTTAGGCATTAAGATGACAAAATTAGAGGAAGCGGAGGCGCAAAGTCTTAATACTGAATTAAATAGCTTATTAAATAAATACGAATTAGATTTGGAATTTACAAAATAAAAAACTAAACTTTGTAATAATGAAAGAGCAAGTCAATCATCCTGAACATTATTCGGCCAATGGAATTGAAGCCATTGATGTCATAGATGCCTATGGATTGAATTTTAATCTTGGGAATGCAATTAAGTATATCTTAAGAGCAGATAAAAAAGGGAATAAGAAAATAGATTTAGAAAAATCTGTTTGGTATTTGAACAGAGAAATAGATAAATTTCATGGATGAATTAGTATTTGAGGGAATCATTATCGGTGGCTTGGAATTAGCATTTATCTTATTAATGATTTTCGCAATCTATTCACAACGAAAAGAATGACGGTAAGCATCGACCATTTGATAGATAAGCATAAGCACTGGATAGCGGTAGTAAAACGCTTCGGAGAAATTGCCTACGCTGAAGACATCGTTCAAGAGGCTTACATTAAGATTATCAATTCAAATAAGGATGCTAACTTTGCTTATTTTTATTTTACGCTAAGGTCATTAACGATGAACCTTCACAATAAGAAGGTCATCAAAGTAGAAATTACAAAGGACATTGAACACCTTTTATTTGATTCACAAGAAGATGACATCATTTTAGAACTTGCTCAACCATTTATAGACTATATTCAAACGTGGGAAGACTACGAAAGGATGCTATTTATGGTTTATGTAAATAAGGGAGTTAGTATGCGAAAGATGTCAAGAGAATCAGGCATAAGTTTTACAAGCATTTACAATACGATCAAGAACTGCAAGAAAAAATTAATAACATGGCAAAAAGAAAACCACAAGGATTAGGCGACACCATTGAGCAATTCACAGAAGCAACTGGAATCAAAGCCGGTGTTGAAAAGTTAGCACAAGCAATCGGTTGGGATTGTGGATGCGATGCACGAAAGGAAAAGCTGAATCAATTGTTTCCTTATAAGAAAATCAATTGCTTAACTGAGGAAGATTACGAGTATCTACAAGGATGGTTTAGCATGGATCGTCATTCGGTTAGCATCATGGAACAAAGAAGACTAACGGAGGTTTATTATAATGTATTTAACATCCGCTTGGAACAGACAAGTTGCGATTCATGCTGGAGAGATTACATCAGTCAAATCCGAAAAGTTTACATTGAATACAAAGAAAATGGACAATAAGAAGCCAGATGAAATGGCAAGGTATATTTTTAACAACTGCGTTTACTTTTGTGGAAACAAATTATTCGCAAAGGAATGTTCGTTATACATTGTTACCATTATCTCAAGGCTGAAGCTAAAGATTGATGACGAGATTTATTGGAAATTAGTTCACGAAGAAGTTTATAAAATTAATTGATATGCCAGTAATTAAATGTGCAAACGGAAAATGGAGAGTAGGACAAGGACAATGTATCTATGACACAAAAGAGAAAGCAACAGAAGTTTACCAAGCAATTATCGCACAAGGCAAGTATGCACAAGAAGGTAATAAAGTTTCTTTTGACTTTGATGATACGCTTTCCACTGCAAGAGGTCAAGCATTGGCTAAAAGACTAATCGCTGAAGGCAAAGATGTTCACATCATTACAAGAAGGCAAGAATCTGCCTCCGCAGAAGTTTATAAGGTTGCCAAAGAGTTAGGCATTCCTCGTTCTAAAGTACATTTTACAAATGGCAAGATGAAATGGGAAACCATTAAACGCTTAGGTATTGATGTGCATTACGATAACAATCAAGATGAAATAAGTTTAATTGATAAGAATACGCAAGCGGTTCCGGTTAAGTTTGCCGCAGAAGATAGTTTTAACGATTATCCTCAAGCTGCAAGCGATAACGCTAAACGTGCTTTGAAATGGGCAGATGAAAATGGTTGGGGAAGTTGTGGCACACCAGTCGGGAAGATCAGAGCAAACCAATTAGCAAAAAGAGAATCCATTTCAAGAGATACGATAGCTAGGATGGCATCATTTAAAAGACATCAACAGAATAAAGATGTACCTTACAAAGAAGGATGCGGAGGCTTGATGTGGGATGCTTGGGGTGGAACAGAAGGAATTGAGTGGGCAATAAGGAAGTTAGAGCAAATAGATAAGTAAAAATTAATTGGTTAATTTGTATTAATATGGACAAGCGAAAGAATAACGGAGGACATAGTACCAAGCCAATTCGAGAAACAGATATGCGTTTAGCTTCAAAGACTGATTTGCAAGCTATTCATGAGAAATTAGAGCCATTTACTGAAGAAGCAATTAAAAAGCACGCTGATGCAATTAAATTAGGCGAGAAATGGGCTATTGAATTGTTCTATAAGTATCGGTATGGTATGCCTAAGCAAGTCATTGACCAAAACAATACTCATACAATAAACGACTTTGACATAAAAGACATCGTAAAATTCGAGTGATAGGGTGTTGCATTGAAAAAGTATTTTGACTATATTTGAATATGGAAATATGGAAAAAAGTACACGGATATTGCAATTATGAATGTTCTAATTTAGGTAGGATAAAAACCTTTAATTGGAAGAATTCTAAAAAAGAAGCTATTATGAAACCAGCTTTAGATGGTTCGGGTTATTACAGAACCGTTTTAAAAAGAGAAGATGGTAAATTATGCACAATAAAAGTGCATAGAATAATTTTAATGACATTTAAACCGATTGAAAATTCTAATTATTTGGAATGCAATCATATTAATGGCATAAAAAACGATAATAATATTAATAACTTAGAATGGGTTACAAGGCATGAAAATCTAAAACATTCTATGGACAATAATTTACAATACGTTTTAAAAGGGGAAGAAATAGGTAATTCTAAATTAAAAGAATTTCAAGTAAAAGAAATTAGGTCAAAATTTGTTCCAAGATTATATTCAAGGATAAAACTTGCAAAAGAATATAATGTGTCAGAAGCAACTATTAAAGATATTTTGTATAAAAGGTCTTGGACTCACATTTTATGATTAAGTTAAACAAAAAATACATCCCCCTTTTTGACAGCGGTAGCAGATACTTTGTCATTACGGGGGGTCGATAAGTGGGTCAGGGAAATCGTATGCGTTAAACTCATTCCTTTTGCTTCTAACGTACGAAGTTGGACATGTTATACTATTTACTCGATACACATTAATCTCTGCTCATATCTCAATCATTCCAGAGTTTACGGATAAGATTGAAACGGCTGGACTTTCTGATGATTTCTACATCACTAAGGATGAAATCATAAACACGAGAACAAATTCAAAGATTATCTTCAAAGGGATTAAGACATCGAGTGGAACGCAAACGGCAAACCTTAAATCATTGGCTGGAGTTACGACATTCGTACTGGATGAAGCTGAAGAATTAGTGGATGAAGAAGTATTTGACAAGATTGATTTATCGGTCAGACATAACACGAAACAAAATAGAGTAATTCTTATTTTGAACCCAGTTACTAAAGAGCATTTTATTTATCGAAGATTTTTTGAGGCTAAAGGAGTTGAATCAGGAAAGTCATTGACAAAAGATAATTCGACTTACATTCACACAACCTACATCGACAATAAAAAAAACTTATCAGCTTCATTTATTCAACAAGTTGAGCATTTGCAAGAAACTAATCCTAAAAAATATCAGCACGCAATTCTTGGAGGATGGCTGGATAAAGCGGAAGGAGTTGTCTTTACTAATTGGCAGTTCGGAACGTTTAATCCTAATGGTTTACAAACATCATTCGGAATGGACTTTGGATTCTCAATCGATCCGGATGCGTTGACTGAAGTGGCAATTGATAAGACCAAGAAGATAATCTACATCAAAGAAGTGATTTATGAACGTGGATTAAAAACGCACGTTTTGGCTCAGTTAATGAAGGATAAAGTTGGCGGTGGTTTAATCATTGCAGATTCAGCAGAGCCAAGACTAATTGATGACTTACGTTTTCAAGGTATAAACATTCAACCAGTAAAGAAGGGAACGATTGAATCTGGGATTGTAAGGATGCAAGATTACCAAATCATTCTTGATCCGCAATCGACCAATTTAGCGAAGGAGTTTAACAACTATTGTTATTTAAATAAGGCAAGTAAGCTATACATTGATGACTGGAATCACGGAATTGATTCGGCACGTTATAACATCATTTACCATTTAGATAATCCAAATCAGGGCAATTACCATATTTATTAAGACAGAATATTAACAAAATTGTTTATACATTATGAAGGTAAAGATTTCAATCCCAACCGATTTAAGCGAAATAAAGCTACATCAATATCAGAAGTTCCTGAAGATTGTAGGCGAGAATGAGGAAAGCGATTTCTTAAACCACAAGATGATACAAATATTTTGTGGGATTGACATGAATATCGTCGGGCAGATGAGGCAGAAAGATGTCGAAGATGCTACGCAGATAATAGGTGGATTGTTTAAGCAGTTGCCATCGCTAACGACAAAGTTTGAGATGAACGGAAAGACCTTTGGGTTTATTCCTAACTTGGATGATATGTCAAGCGGTGAATACATGGACTTGGACAATTATATTACAAATTGGGATGAGATGCACAGAGCTATGGCGGTGCTTTATCGACCAATTAAGCAGACAATGGGCGAACGATACTTGATTGAGGATTACGATAGAAGTGAAAGGTATTGCGAGCTGATGAAAGATGCACCATTAAACGTAACGCTTGGGGCGGTGGTTTTTTTTTGGCATTTAGGGAAAGAATTATTGAAAAGTACGATGCATTATTTAGTGGAGAATCCGCAGATGGATATTCTGAACAAGCGCAGTTTGGAAAACGGTGGGGATGGTATTCTTCAATCTATGCACTTGCTCAGGGAGATGTTAGACGATTCAATGAAATTACCAAATTACCAATTAACCAGTGTTTAACGTTCCTAACATTTGAGAAGCAAAAGAACGAATTAGAAATGAAAATGATTAAATCACAAAGACAATGACCGGATTTTATTACGCAGTCAGTACATTAAGAGATTACCTAAAGAACGGAGGTTTTGTAAACACCGTTTCAACTGGCGATATATTTGAGGTCGATTTAGCAAAGCAAACGATTTATCCATACGTTCACATTATTGTAAACAATTCAACACCGAAAGAGAATAGCTTAGGCTTTAATTTATCGGTTTTGTTTATGGACATTGTTGATATTTCAAAGACTGAATCCGTAAACGTATTTGATGGTAATGATAATCTTCTTGATGTTTTGAATAGTCAGTTGGCAATTGCAAGTAAGATGGTAACCGACTTACGCAGAGGGGATTTGTATTCTGATTTAGTTCAGATTGATGGCGATCCGTTATGCGAACCATTTACTGACCGATTTGAGAATAAGGTTGCGGGTTGGACAGTTACTTTTGATTTGATAGTACCAAATGATATGACAATCTGCGATTAATGGCTGATTTAAGAGAAACATATGCGGTAATAAAAAGATTTAGAGATTATGTGATTCAGCAATCACGTTCAAATCTTAGTAAAGGCCGTAAGAATGTTTCTAAGGAACTTTATAACTCATTAAAAGGCGAGATAGTCCAAGAGAATAACTATGCGATTGTTGGCTTTAGGATGGCTGAATATGGGCAGTATCAGGATCAAGGTGTTAAAGGTAAATTTAAGTCAGCTAAAGCACCTAATAGTCCGTTTAAATTTGGAAGTGGCACGGGTAAGAAAGGCGGTTTAACAAATGGGATTGAGAAATGGGTAAAGGCAAGAGGGATTCAGTTCAAAGATAAAAAGACGGGTAGATTTATTTCTTATCAGTCAACTGCGTTCTTGATTAGCCGAAGTATTTACATGACTGGGATGAAGCCAAGTTTATTTTTTACAAAACCATTTGAAGCTGGATACAAGAAATACATTGACACGGATTTAGCAAAAGCATTTGGCTTAGATGTTGAAACAATTATTGACTATAATTTAAAAGATTTATGATAACGATTAACGCAAGAAGTCCGTATTTTATTTCGATCACCGGAAGCACAAACACGACTTTAAAGCTATACGTTTGGAATGGTGCAACAGAGCCAGCATCTGAAACGTATTCATTTACTAAGGCAGCTCCGTCGGCAACACAAACGACATCGAACTATGACATTACACCTTACTTGCGTGAGTATATTGAGAATATCAATCCAGAATATGAGCCAACGCCAGCGACTGAGGCAAGTACATCATTTGCTAATTTCAAAGCGGTTTCATTTAGCAACGGAACAAATAGAACAAGTGCATTTAAGACGAGAGTAATTGCTGATTCAGGAACTTACGAAGCAGACAATTGCTTAGGGACTTTTATGGGCGATTATATTATCGGGGCGGCAGTTGATGGATATACGCTTTACTCAGGCGGTTACAACCAAGCCAATACGGCTGACATTGTTGCCTTAGCAGATACAAGCAAGACGATAACGTATTTAAACAATACGGACAATATGTATGTCAATGTTTTGATTAACCACACCGGTACATCAATAACGGCTGACTACGTTACATCAGTAGGAACAACAACGGTTACGATCTTGGCATCCTCAGCGACAAAAGGAGTTTATAATATGAAAGTGCCTTTAAAGTTGGTTGGATTCACGACATCAAGTATTTTACGCATTAAGAGCAACGGAACTACGCTTTATACTTACAACATTGCGCCTATCTGTGAGCCGAAATACACCCCCGTTTTGGCTCAATTTATTAATCGTTATGGAGGATGGCAGTTCCTAACTTTCTTTAAAGCTCAGTCAAATTCCATCACAACTGAAAGAACGATGTATAATCTTTTGCCTGACAATGTTAATTATAACGTAAAGAGGGGACAAAGTAAGTCGTTCAATATCAACGGAATGCAAAAAGTTTCTTTAAATACTGGTTTTGTTGATCAGAATTATTCAGATTTAATTCAAGATTTGATGCTAAGCAATACGGTTTTACTTAATGGAGTTCCAGTGCAAGTAGAAACAAACTCGACAGATTTAAAAACATCGATTCGGGACAAGAATATTAATTACCAAATTGATTTTGTTTACGCTTTCAATCTTAAAAATAACGTGATTTAATGATAACGGCATCAATCTACATCTTAGTTGACGAAGTTTATAAGCGTATTGAGTTATTCAATGACGAGAAAATAAGCGTTACAAGTTCGATTCAGAACGTAAATGATATTTCAAAAGTCTTTACGGATTATTCGCAATCGTTCACGGTGCCAGCATCGAAGATAAACAACGAAATCTTTGGGCATTGGTATGAAAATTCAATAGATGAAGGTTTTGATGCACGGACAAGAAAGCTCGCTTATATCGAATTAAACGATGCCACATTTAGAAACGGAAAGTTTCAGTTAGAGAAAGCGCAGTTTAAAAATAACGAAATTGATAATTATCAGATTTCTTTCATTGGTAGCTTAGTTTCTTTAAAGGATTTATTTGCTGGAAGATTCCTTCGTGATTTTGATTACTCGGCTTACAACTTTGCTTATACGGGAACAGTTGTCAAGAATCGAGTTACCGGCGGAGTTACCAATGACGTTAAATTCCCTTTGATTACATCGTTAAACAATTGGACTTACATGACCAATGGAACGACAAAGGAGAATTGGGACATTGAAAAGAATACGCATCCAATTTATCATACGGATTTATTCCCAGCGATGCGAGTAAGCAAGATAGTCGAATCAATTGCTTCGGGTTTAGGGATTACAATTCAAGGTAACGTGGCTAATGATTTCTTGAGTTCAGACAAGTACAAAAATGCTTTCTTGTGGCTTAAGAACACCGATTTTTTTACATTAAAGCAAACGCACCAAAAGATTTTATTTCAAACGAATACAAGTACGGTAGGAACGCAAGGCATTTTTAATGTTAGTCCAAGTGGAAGTTTTTTAACTTATGTAAAGCCTGAAAGTCCGGTATATTTAAACAAGTCAAATATCAAGTTGACATTTACTACATCGGGAACGGAGTTTTACTTGTACGTTTATAAGAACGGAATCAAGTTAAGCGAGCAAAGTTATCTTACGCAAACAAGTCAGATGACTTTGTCAGCTCCATTGGAAGATTCTGGAACTTATACGTTTTTTGTTTCATCAGCTTCAGCGGTTACTTACACATCGGTTTATGAATTTGAAACACGAAATTCAGTAACAACGGCAGTCGTTAGTGATGTAACGTGTACGGGAACAAGTCAGACAACAACCACAACCTTAAACGTGGCTGATTATATGCCTGACATCAAGGCGGAAGATTTCTTTAGTGGAATCCTAAAGACATTCAATCTTACTTGCTTTCAATTGTCTGATAAGGTTTACCAAGTTGAGCAAATTGAGAATTGGTATGCTGGCGGAACGATTCGTGATGTTTCAAAGTATATCAACACAGAGCAAATAGAAATCGAAAGAGTAAAGCCATACAAGGCAATCAATTTCACTTATGAAACGTGCGAGAATATTTTAGCGACTGAATACCTATCACGATCAGCGGTTGGTTATGGAGATTTGAAATATACTTTGGATAACGATGGCGATGAGTTTGAGGTGACTTTGCCTTTTGAAAATATGCCATTCCAAAAGTTTAGTGGAACGACCTTGCAAGTTGGGTATTCATTAAAGTACGATTTGAATTCTTACATTCCAAAACCGGTATTGCTTTATGACTATAATTCGATTCAAAGTTGCGATTTTCATTTTAATGATGGGACTAGCACTACTAATGTTACTACCTATAATCTTTTTGGACAAGATACTCTCATCAGTGGTCAAGTAAATACAATAAACTGGGGAGCGCAACAATCTACATTCACAGATGCGATTGAAACAAGGTCTTTGTTTAATAATTATTACCTTGATTATTTGACTAACATTTTTACGGCTAAGGCGAGGATTGTCAAGCTAAAAGGAATTTTACCTATTAGTTTACTGCAAAGTTTAAAGCTAAATGATCGGTTAATTATTCGGGATAAACGATATATCATTAATTCATTCACAACTGACCTTACTACTGGCGAAGTTGACTTTGAATTATTAAATGATTTCCGTGTAGCTTCATCGGTTCCTGATCCAACGACTTACTATTCATTCTTAGTTACAAATGGTAATTCAGCAACCTCAGGCGATGCTTGTGCATTATCAAGTTATCCATTGACTATCTACGGAACGAATCCAACGTTTGAAAGTAATGCGTTATTCTATACGAACACGGGTGCGTTATTTAATGGCAATAATTACTATTTTAAAACTGCTTTAAATAAGTACGTTCAGATTAACACGGTAGGGGTTGGCTCAAATTATGGTTCATGTGGTTCAGCACCGGCACCGACATTAAATGCGTTTAGCGTAACAAATGCAAACTCAGCCACATCAACTGAGGCTTGTCCAATAACGGATTACACGCTTACCTTATACGGAGAATCAACACCATTGTACACAAATGTTGTGGTTTACGGAAATAACACGGGTACATTAGTTCCTTACGCTGGTAACAGATACGTTTACCATTGCAACGATGGAACTTGGGTACAAATTAACTCAAGCGGAGTTATTACATCATGGGGAACTTGTTCGGTAATTCCTCCAGCAGTTGAAACATTTACATTCTATACACTAAAATAATATGGCATTTTCAAGCATAAGCGATGCACGCACAAAGTTATTCAGTACGACAACGGATGTAGATTCACAAATCTTATATGCGAACAATAACTTGTTGGATTCAACAACAATATTTTACACAAATGAAGCCAAGACTATTTTAGCAAGTGCTGGCAATTATGTAATTCCAACGCAGTTTAAAACGTATTACGTTACGCTTGGAAGTGATGGCAAGATTGTTGGAAGTAAAACAGAATTGGTTGAAGCTGGGATGGATGTATCTTTTGCGGATGGTTCAATCATGAACTTTAGCTCAGATTCTGGAGAGCAAAAAACAAACGATTTAGATATTACTTATTCCCTAAATCCTTCCACAAATCTATTGACCGACACGACTTGGAGTTCAGATAGAAGATGGTTAGTCGAGAACGGAACAATTAATAATGTTCCTTTAACGGATATTAATTTGTCTGACATGAAAGGCTATGATTTAGTCATTCGAAATGGACTTTGGGGCAATATGTGGGGAGGCGATACAATACAAGGATTTGTTCATACTTATTTATTAAGTTCTACTATTCACATTGCAGCCGATCCGAACAGAACGCTAACGGTAGGAAAAGTAAACTATTATTTTAGACCTGATTACTTAATACCAAAGCAAGCGGAAGAATATCCAACGTTTTTTAGAAGAATGCCTGATGCTTTACCAATCTATGATAAGAATGGTGTTAAGAAGGAGTTTGCAATGCTTACCAATCCTTTATTTGACTGCGTGGTTAAGGATAGCGGTGTTTTTACAAATGATGGTGTCGGTGCAGTTACCAGAACGTTTAGAGATCCTAAAAGACAAAACAAAGGATTGACAAAACGCAAGCCGACCTTTTTAGTAACCTTTGTAAGTGGTCAAGTTTCAGGAGTTAATTCAAATTATTTTTCAGCAGTT